ATTCTGGTCTCTATAATATTCATTATAGATAGTTTGATACGCTTTAAGTGGTAATGTGTTGATTCTGACAGTTGAAGTAGGCACTTCAGCGGAAAAGCCGAGATAGTCGAGAAGTTTTCCCTCTCCGAAGTAACTCGACCATCCAGAAGTAAATTCTCGGTATGGCATGACAGGTTCCTCAGTTCCATCTTCGCCGCCTGTTATAAAATCTTCCCAATCATCCCAGATGATTCGATTCGGTACGAAGAAGAAGTGAGTAAATACATTTACTCTGTGCATAATTGGGGCAACCATGGGAGCTAATCTCATTAACACTTCCGTGTTACATTGCCATTTATCTCCCGGTATAATTTCCTCGCATAAAATTGGGACAAGGTCACCCATTTTCATGGAGAATTTTCTCTCGTGTGAGAGGTTGAATGCGTTACTTTTAGGTCGTGCGCCGACCGTTTGACTGAATAAACTCATAATTTTCTTAATTTTTGTTTCTTGTTGTGACGTATTTCTGCCATCTTAATTTTATGTGACAGTTTAAGATGTTCAAGGCGAGCTTTAGCTCCGTTCGGATTTGTTGTAAGATGTTCTTTTTCATTAATCCCTCGGATGATTTCTCTGGTAATTTTTGAGTCATTGATTTTCTCTTTGTAGTATCTCGGTAATGCTAGTTTTTTACCGTTTTCAATTGGGTAGTACATGTTCTCCAATGGTTTATCTTTATGCCAAGAGACCCTCTCTGCTGAGTCTAGATAGGCTTTACCTAATCCTTTAGACATTATGCTGAAAACCTTTTTATTAGAATGAACATTTTTGTCTTTGTCCATGCAGTAGCCTGTTACATATGCAATTCTGTTTTCGTTTACTTTTTCGACTTGTATAAAGCCAAGTGAATTGATATTTTTTGACTTGTCTGTAATAGACCAAGATCGCGCGATTAATTTTCTTGCTTTCATCTCGTCGTCTGTTGTCAAGTTGAATAAAATCGCGTGATAGTGAGGCCTCATTGTAGTAGGGCCATATTCAGATGCTAAGTAATATTTGAAATCCTTAGGCATTCCCATTCTGTGCCGTAATCTTTTTACGAATTTTTGGGCATCTTGTTTTGACACATATGTGTAACCATCTTTAGTTCTTGGAATGTTTCTTTCATTATATGTTAGAGTGATAAAAAAGGCATTTTTAGCCACTTTCATCTCTTCTTTTAACCTGATTATCCAATTCATCTGATAGTTTCGTTTACATGCGTAACAGCGCCCACAGGGCACAGCCATTTTTTGTCCGTCAAGGAAGATTGGCGTCGCACATCTCATTTATAATCGAATACCGCCTCTTGTTGGCCTGTAAGCCGTAATTCGTCTTTTACTGGACCTTTTTCTGCTTGACTTCCGTCGACTGCTGTAACCTCGTCTTTTTCTCATGATTTTAATTTATTTATTACTGTTAATAATTCGTGCAAATTTTGAACATCTGCACTTTCAATGTTTGTATTATTTTGTTCGCTTATTTTTTCAAGTAAACGCCTAGCTGCGTTTTTTAAAACGATTATTGGATAATCTTTCATGATATTTATTTAAGTATTTTTATTAGCTGCATAAGTGCATTAGTAGCAGGTTTACTACCAAATTCTTCATAAAAATCTAATTCAAGTTGTCGTAAATCGTTTTGCTGTTCTGATGATCTAACCTCTGCTTGATATTTATTCATATAAGGACTAGCTGTGGCCTGATATTTTTCTGCCATATGATTGAAGTCAATTAGTTTAGCTTTACCCGTTTTACCGTGAACACCGATACCACGATTTCTTATACCAGCTTCTAGATTCGCAAACATTTTGCCAATTACATCTTCTGCGTTTTTTTGGTCTATCCATCTGGCTTCATTTTTCTTAACAAGAGCTGTATTTTCTGTTAAGTCTGCAGTGGCTTTCTTTGTTCTTAAATCTTGGAACTGACCTAAGATTTCCATAGGATTGATTTGTTCGGTCGGTAATCTCTGGAGATTTGGAGCTTGATATTTTGGTGTTTGTGTGGATGTATTTCCAACTACCGATCCGTTGCCATAAACTAAGTTAGGATTTAAACCGGCCTGTTCGAGACGAGCCATTTGTTGCTCCGGTGCGTTATAGTGATTAGCGAGATTCCACATTTCCTTATTATAGGCGAATTCTCGCTTTTGCGCTTTCTTTTGAGCTCTGTTTTGTAGTGCAGTAGCGCCAACACCCATTATGCCACCTATGGCTGAACCCAGAGGATTGGCAAGTTTATCAAGTATTCCCATTATTTCATGGTTTTTAAAGTTTCACGTAAGAAGAAACAACGAGCATTTACCGCTTGTGCTAAATCGGTCAATTGTTGTATTTCTTCATGTATTTCTTCTACTGTTAAAGGCTTTGGATTAGCCTGTTTTGTTTTTGCTTTTGTCATTCTCAAATGTATTAATTTATTTTTGATTGTCAAATAGCACCTTTTTGTCAAGTAGAAAAGGTGCTGGACTAACGTCCTGTGTAATGCGCTCCGCTTATTTCGAAAAATGAAAGAGGGAAAGACTGCGCTATTCCCTCTTAGCCATTTATCGACTCTAGATAGTTACTTTATCTAGATGTATGATATTTTCATATCTGTATTTTTTCCGTATCTGTTTACTTTTTTGTTTTTAGAGATACGTTTTTTTCTTCTCTAGGAAGAGGGGATAAAAGGCAAAGGATCGTTGTCGGAATTCTCTATTTCTTCCTCTTTAGCTTCTCGCTGCGCTTTCAGCCATTCGTTATATTTTTTGAGATTTCCTTTTTCTTTATTGACTTTTTCCCGTCTGAGCTGTTCTTTCAGCTCAGTAACTTTTTGCCGAGCCATATGCAGATCTACCAGGTCTTGGTCTATGCCTAAGGCATCGGCGAAGTCCACGTTTTCTTCAAACGTGCCTTCTTGTAGTATGGAGGGCATGCCTCCGGTTGTATACTTTTGTAATAATTCGCGAACTGTGTATGCCATATCTGGAATAGTTTCGCTTGGTAGTCCCGTTAACTGCTTAGCATGTTTTAAGGGATTGAATTGAAAATTGTATTGATGTTGAAACTTCATAGTAATGATGGATTATTGATTTTAGGAATTGGTCTTATTGCTTTGATATTATGGTATACTTGCACCCATAACTGATCTTCTGTATCTCCGGCTGCAAATGCACGTTCGTTGATATCTGTTGTGTCCGCTTGTATAAACTCTTCGTTAAGCAATGGCGCTGTATCGAATATTCGGCCCATGTGCCAGAATGATTGATTGCCTTTGAACGTGCCATGCACCGAGCTAGGTATGTATTTATATTCTGCGTATCTGGATTGATAACCGAACGTTCCTGTTCTGTTTGCTGTAACGTAGTCGTCATATAGTTCACCTTGTAAAACAGGTTGCTCACCAAGTTGAGAGAACTCAGGCCAGAAATAATCAAATTTATCATCTTTGAAAAGATGTTTTCTAGTCCCTTGCTGATATGCCGTTTTTGGTAGAACCGACATAATCCCGATAATGTATCCATGCTCTTCGAATTTTTTGGTGAATTTATGTGAATTTCCTACTGCTAACGCATGACCTGCCATGTTACCCTGTGGCGTTTCAAGGTCAGTTGAAGACGTTTGTAAGACCTCTGATATAACTATAGGAGTTTTACCGCCACCGAGAAATTCCGGACGTTGTAGTCTGGCGTCAGACGATAATACACCAAAATGCACGAGTATTTGTTCGATGTACCGAGAACCGCCGCGAGCATTTCGCTCTAGCCATTGCTGTAGTTTAGTAGCTCGTCTTAATTCTTCTATAGTACCTAGTGTAACCTGATCCACATCTGCTACTAGGTTTGTAGGTTCGATTTCGTTGCTTGCCGAGTCGGTTAACTCGTCACTTGCATTTAATGATACTGCTCCTGTTGCAGGGTTACCACCGCCAGACACTTCATAGATCACACCGTTTTCCGGTTCGGTGCGGACAGGTGCAGTTCCCGACAATGGAAGATTGACGTCACCACCGCGTTGAGTCCAAGGTAATGCGGATGTAAAATAATCTTTTTCCCAAGCTCGTTTTCTTATTGCAGTTAGACCTACAATACTTGTAGTGTCTGCGCCGCTTGTTTTATCTATTGTAAGTGCAGTTTGAATATTCTGGTCTCTATAATATTCATTATAGATAGTTTGATACGCTTTAAGTGGTAATGTGTTGATTCTGACAGTTGAAGTAGGCACTTCAGCGGAAAAGCC